GCCCGCACACTCTTCCGCAGCACCGCCACCCGCCCCGGCATGTTCGAGGCGATGTCGCCGACCAGATCACGCACCGCCACATCAGGCACGCCGCTATGCGCCAGCACCGAGCAAAGCGCCTCAACCAGCGCGGTGATCGCGTCCGGCGGGAACATCGCCGCCACAGCCGCATAGCACTGATCCGCAGCGGCGCGGCAGTGCGGAGGGATGTCATCACGACCGCTGTTCATCGCCCGCGCCCTCCGCCAGCCTGACGCCCCTCTTGCCGATGAACTTCGCGCCCGCGCCCTCGAACGCCTCCTTGATGCGGCGCTGCGTTGCCGGATGATGCAAGCGGTGCCGCCCCTTCTCGATATGCGTGATCGTCCTGCCCGTTATCCCGGATCGTTCCGCCAGCATTTTCAGGCTCCAGTTCAGCCCAGCCCTCGCCATCCGTACCTGTTCGCCGGTTATGATGACGATCAATTTTTTGCTCATAGCGAAAGTATCGTCACATTTCCGCTTGACCGCAAGTGATTTCAGGCATCCAATATGCGTATTAGGGATATGGAGGTTGATATGACGCAGGCCACGGACTTAGCCGCAGCGAATGCCGAATACGCCAACGCGAGGAGTGGAATTCGGGAGGTCGATATCCAGGCCCGCGCTCTCCAGCTCTCGCTTGAGACACTGTCTCTGAACAAGCTTATCGGGCAGAGACTTGCGCATTTGGGGAAACTGACGGCCGCTATCGCCGATGAGCTGACGCAGATCGAAGATTTGCTGGGGGGAAGGTAATGCTCGGCCACATCATTTCAATGCTCGCCTTCTTGGCCGTCGCCACGGTCTGCGTCCTTGCATTCAGCGACAGCAGCTTCGTGCTCTACATCCAGAGCATCCCTTCCTCAACCGTCTGGGGCTGGCTCGGCATCCTCGTTGCGCTGCTCTTCATCGTTCGCATCCTGCGCATCGTAGGTGATCGCCTCGGCTGGCCGCAATGGCTGATCCACGCGAGGCGCTGAGCATGTTTCGCGTGAAACAACGGCAGGCGGATTTCATCCCCGGATCAGCAGATTGCGTGCTGCTCGCCGACAAATCCGGAAGCATGCGCAAATCGGCGTTTTACGAAATGGATCTCGTTATCCCCGATTTCAGGGCCAGGAACCCAGGACTTCGCGTCTTCGTCTTTCATGCCGACGTGGTGGAGGTGCTTTTTCAGAATTGGCAAACCAGCGTCCAGTACACATCCCCGGACAGCGGAGTCACCAATGAAGATTGGGATTACATGCACCGTACCGGCCGCGCACTGGGAGGCAATAGCACGGCGCTTGGAGCGGCATTGGAGAGCATCGGCAGCCTCATGCCTCGTAAAACCATCATCCTCAGCGATGGCGGAGCCTGCGACAAAAAACGAGCATTGCGCGCCGCCGATGCGCTGACCGGGGAAATCGATTGCTACTTCTTTTCCGCCGCCACCGAAGCCGTTCACTTGGAAGATCCTGATTTCCTCCGCCAGTTAGCGCGGCGCGGACGCGGGCGCTTCACGGAAATACACGACCGAGAACAGCTTCGCAGCGAACTGGCAGCCAGCGGAGCTGCCGCGCCGCAGCGTATTGTTCGCGAGGTGAGGCTCCCTGACGTCTGGATAAGGGAGAGATAGCCATGGAGGAGTGGTTTCACGGCGAGCGCGTCGCACGCTCTGCTGGTTCAGAAGGCGCATACGTTATTCTTGGCGATGCGTCCGGGAGCATGTATGCAGTTCTAGGGCAGCTCGAAAAAGCATCTCGCCAGATTATGCGCGAAAATTCAAAGGTCAGAGTATTCCTGTTTTCTGGAAATACACATGAATTCAAAGGTGAATACTGGCCGGAGAATCATGGAGAAACGGATATGGCCCGCGCCTTCCGTACTATTGCTCACATCAATCCAGCAAAGACTTTTTTGATTTCGGATGGTTCTCCAAACAGCGGAGAAGCCGCTCTTAAAGCATCTGATGAGGTAACTGGAGCAATAGACGCCCTATATCTGTTCGGCATACATCCTAAATACCACAACAAAGAACGCGATTTCATGCGCGAGATCGCGCGGCGCACCGGAGGTCAGTTTCACGAAACGGATGAACGGAGACTGACATCCGAATACCTTTATCGAAAGCTGCGCGCGGCGGCACCGACATCAAGGCGAGAGGAAAAGCCCATGGATCTGCCCAAAGAATTCCGTCTGCAGCCAGGATCGCCGATCAACGTCAAGGCACCGCCGAAGCAGACGGTCTACGTTCCGGAAGTGATCGAGATCCATAAACAGCGCGTTTTCGTGGAGAAGCGCATGGAAGATAAGTGGATCAAAGAGGCCGACATCGGCGCGCCAGTCCAGATCACCAGCGAGAGCAGCGCCATCACGCTCCAGGAAAACCATGAGGTGATCGAGCACCGCGGATTCCTGAAGTCCTTGCTGTTTGGCCCGGCGCGGCGGCAGGAGCAAGCGGCATTGCCCGTGCCCGGTGAAAAGTATCGCGGGCATCTCACGGCCGTTCCGGATGCGCCCGCCCTCGCCGCTCCGGTGCGCGAGCCCATGCTGATCGAGCACCAAGCCGCTGAGCCAATGACGACGGGCCGCATCCTGTCGCGCGTTTTGATTGGGAGATAGGCGTGAGCATATTTCAATGGTGGCAGGGCTGGTTCATCAAAAGCCACGACGCGAATTCCCCGGAAGTTAGAGCGGCCATGGAGAGGGTAATCAAGCGCGCCAGAGATCTTGGACCAGATAGCATGCAGCGCGCCGAGGAAATGGTTGGGGACATTTCAGTATCCGGCGCGCTGCATGCACACAATGACAAGGTGTATCTTCTGGTATGGCGCATGCCAAGAGACCCGGCCACAGAACAAGAGCGGATCATCCAGGCATACTATTGAGGTTTATGAAAATGAGCATCGATTACCGATATTGGCTGGACAGCAATCGTCTCTCGCGCAGCGATCGGGCGAGGATGGAGCGGGAATATGCAGCATTATGCGCGAAGCAGGGCTCTGCAGCGCAGGGCTCCGTTTGCGCAACAGGGGGGCCGGTTCATGCAGCAAACGCCGCTCCGGCCGGAAACGCCGCTCCGGCCGGATCTTGGCACATCACACCCAAGCGCGGCGAGGCCTACGCCAACTTCATGGTCGACGGCGCCGACGATTTCACCCGCGCCACCAAGCGGGCACTCGACCTGCTGCGCCGCACCTCAGGCTGGCCATGGATGTCGCACGTTACCCGCATCGGTACGTGCAACCCAGGTTTCGCGGTCGGCGGCTGGTGCGTCTATACCGAAATCGAGTTCACCGAGGCGAGCTGGCGCAGTGATGCGCGGGAATACGCTGCGGCCATCGCGCATGAGGCCGTTCATGCCAGCGGCGTCGATGGCTCCGGAGCAGGCGAGCGGCAATGCCTCACCGTCCAAGCGCAGGTGTTGCGCGAGCTTGGTGCGGACCGGAGTAGCATCGAGCGCATTGAGCGAATGGCCGCCAATCCGACGCCGTTTCATTTGGAGTAGGACATGATCGATCTCATCCTAGGCGGCCTGTCTTACCTCATCGCGGCCCCGATCGTGAAGCGCATGGGCGATGATCGCGCGCCAGCCAAGCATGATCCGCCGTCGCGACCGGCCGGGCTGGTGGTGGACGATGAGATGCGCCAGGCCGATCAGCTTCGCATCCCCGGCTTTCGGCAGATGTTCACCATGCAGGACGGCAGTATTTTCTCGCCGATGGTCAATCCGCCGAGCCTCATCATGGAGTGGCAGACGGCCGGGCAATGGTTCTACGGCATGGTGGATACCGGTGCGAGCGTCACGGCGCTGACGCAAGCCGACGCCGAGCGCATGGGCATCAACGTCAGTCGGCTGCGCTTCGATGACCGCGCCTCGACGGCAGGCGGCGTCGTCAGAACGTCCCGCGTCACCATCCCGGACATGACGGTCGGGCCGCTAAGCATCAGAATGTTGACGCAATGATCGGATTGAACGATTTTCACCGATGCACCTTGATCGGGCAAACCTTCACGCTGAAGGTGCCGCGCGGGGTCAAGGTGATCGAGGAGGGGCTTCTGCTCTACCCGTGAGCGAGCAAGAGGATGGTGATGGACGAAGACTCCGAGATCGATGAAGACGTGGCAATGCCGCCATTGCCGAAGATATTGCCTAGGCAGCAGCGTTTCATCGAAGAGTACCTTATCGATCTCAAGGGCACGCAAGCGGCATTCCGCGCGGGGTACGGCAGCATGCGTGGCTGTCGGCAGCGGTCATACGAACTTCTGCGCAAACCCCAAATAGCGGCGGCCATCTCGGAGGCACTGGCGAAGGGGCCGGGCATCACCCGCGCGCGCATCATCGATGAACTGGCCAGGATCGCATTTTCCGATATCGCAGAGTACACGACCTGGGGGCCAGGGGGCATTATCGGGAAGGGCTCCGATGAGCTTACGCCAGAGCAAACATCCGTCGTGGCTGAAGTTTTTCAAGAACCTGGAAAATCCCCGCGCGTGAAACTTTACGACAAAGTCGCGGCACTGGAGAAGCTCTGCAGGGCACTCGGCATGTTCAAGGATCAGCACGAGCACACAGGCAAGGACGGGGCCGAACTCGTCCCGGTGATCAATCTGACATATGGCGTCGCTCAACCTCCATCTTCATCCGAAACAGGCTGAAGCGCTCCACACCGAGGCAACGGAGCTTCTATTTGGCGGTGCGGCTGGTCCTGGGAAGGCTCTGGCCTTAGATACCGTCATCCCGACCCCGGAAGGCTGGGTTCGGCAAGGTGATCTACGCCCTGGAGATCGCGTTTTCGATGAAGCCGGTCAAATCTGCAATGTGCTTGCGGTCACGCCTCCATTGCTAGGTCGCCCATGTCTGCGCATCGCTTTCGATGACGGCAGCGCGATAATCGCGGATGCGGCCCATGAATGGCTGACGTTCAACGTTGCGGAACGAACTGCTTTGGTTCGGCGCAGTCCAGAATTCAGAGCCAAGAGGCGGGCACGAAGACCGCTTCGGGGAAGCGGGAAAAAGCCGTGGCTGGCCGAGAAAAACAGCAATCGAAGCTATGATGTTCTCCACGCGCCCGCAGGCGGAATCAGAACGACGGAAATGATCGGGAAAACCCTGCGCAACGCAAGCGGCCGGTCGAATCATTTCATTCCGGTATGCCCCGGATTGCAGATAGACAATCATGAACTTCCAATAGATCCATACATTTTAGGCGCTTGGCTTGGAGATGGAACCAGTTCCAGTGGTGCCATAACCTGCGCAGAAGACGATATCCGAGAAGAAATGCGACGTAGGGGCAGAGAGCTTATTCATTGGAAAAGCAGTAAATATTGTTGGAATATAGTGGGCTTAAAAAAACAACTCATGGAAATTGGGTTGCTAAAAAATAAGCACATACCCCCTCAATATTTGAGGTCATCTTATGATCAGAGAATGGATCTTCTTCGTGGATTAATGGATACAGACGGTACCATTGATACTGATGGACAATGCGAATTTACAAATTGTAACAGACGCCTGATCGAAGGTGTTGCCGAACTGATTCGGTCACTCGGTATAAAGGCTAGAATAAACGAGGGGATAGCGAGGTTATACGGCAAGGATTGCGGCCCCAAATATCGCATTCACTTCGCGACTACAAAGGCAGTTTTTATTTTATCGCGCAAGGTTGAGCGCCTTCTTCTGAAGGAACGCGGCGTCCAGGGCTGGCGCGTTGTTCAATCAGTGTCTCCGGTCGAAAGCGTGCCGGTCTGCTGCATCATGGTGGATTCATCCAGCCATTTGTATCTGGCTGGAGAATCTATGATACCAACACACAACAGTTTCTTCCTGCGCGCGGCCTCCGTTCTGTGGGCCTCCGAGATTCCCGGCCTGCAGGTCTATCTCTTCCGCCGCCTCTCGCCCGACTTGATCAAGAACCACATTGAAGGGCCGAAGGGGTATCGGGCCTTGCTCGCGCCCTGGTCGCAAGCCGGCTTCGTGCGCATCGTCGAGGATGAGATTCGCTTCTGGAACGGCTCCAAGATCTACCTTTGCCACTGCAAGGACGAGAAGGACCGCTTCAAGTACCAGGGCAGCGAGATCCACGTCCTTCTCATCGACGAACTGACGCACTTCAGCGATGTGATCTACCGATTCCTGCGCGGCCGCGTCCGCATGGTAGGTATCAAGCTTCCCGCCAAGTTCCACGGCATGTTCCCGCGCATCGCATGCGGCTCCAATCCTGGCAACGTCGGCCATCAGTTCGTCAAGAGCACCTTCATCGACGGTGCTCCGGCCGGCGAGGTGCGGCTGATGGGGCCGGACGAGGGCGGCATGCTGCGGCAGTTCATCCGGGGCCGCCTGGAGGACAACCCATCCATGGCGCAGGACGATCCGGGCTATGAGGACAAACTCTCCGGCCTCGGCAATCCAGCGCTCGTGCGAGCGATGCGCGAAGGCGATTGGGATATCGTCGAGGGGGCGTTCTTCACCGAATGGAGCCGCGCCAGGCATGTGCTGCGCCCCGTGGCGCTCCCTGAATTCTGGCTACGCTTCCGCTCCGGCGATTGGGGATCGGCCAAACCTTATGCCTTCAACTGGTTCGCAGTCGCCTCGGATGATTGGCAGCATCCTGATGGGGTGATCGTGCCGCGCGGCGCGCTGATCTGCTACCGCGAGCTTTATGGCATCAGGACGCGGCAGGACGGCAGCTACGAGGCCGATGTGGGCGTGAAGCAGACGGCTGAGGAGGTAGCCAAGCGCATCCTGTCGCTGGAGGCTGAAGACGAGGAAATCAAGTATGGCGTGCTCGATCCGGCGGCCTTCGCCTCGGATGGCGGCCCTTCGATTGGCGAGCGCATGGCCAAAGCCGGCGTGTGGTTCGGCAAGGCCGACAATAAGCGTGTGGCGACACGCGGCGCGCTGGGCGGGCACGACCATTTCCGCAACCGCCTCAAGGGTGACGGCGATGGGCGGCCGATGCTGTATTTCTTCGCCAACTGCCTGCATTCCATCCGCACGATCCCGGTGCTTCAGCATGACGACAAGCGCGCCGAAGACATTGACACGGATATGGAAGACCACGCCTATGACAGCGCCCGTTATGGGGTAATGTCGCGGCCATGGGTCGCGAAAGCGCCGCCTCCGCCGTTCAAGGACCGCGTGCGAAACCCGAAGACCATGGAAGAGCTGGAGAAGTGGTTCGATAAGCGCAATAGCAAAGAGAAAGCCTAATCGGTTCGCCCGGCCATACGGCAATGGCCGATGCATTTTCATGGAGAGGTCAGATGAGTGAAATAATGGACGAAGGGGCGGTCGCCCCATGGCTCTATGAAGCGGATATTCGCATCATAACGGCAATTGGAGAGGCCGATTGGCCGCTTATCTTGAGGGCCGTCAAGCTCAAAAAGATTGATAAAACCCCCGTTGCCCAATGTCTATTCTATCCTCCAGAGGCGGGGTATAAGGCGTATTATCTCAGTATCCCGGTATGCACGCCTGTGTCGGACGCGACAATTCGGGCGGCTATCGACTCCGCCTTGGAATCGATCCGCAAAGCTGTTTCCATTGGCGCTCCATTACAGATCGACTCCCCCGCCGCATCGGACTACCACGCGAGGCCAAGTGCATGACCATCGATAAAGCCAAGATCGAAGCGCGCATCGTTGAAGGATGCCCCCTGTCCGTCACCTTCGCGTGGATGGATGATGACAAGGGTGGCACAGCATTGCGGATCGCCACCAACATCCAGACCCAGGCCGGAATCCCAGCGGTGATCGTCAGCTTCCCGCCCGGCATGCCCGCCGCATATCAGTCCAAGGCCATCGCCCGCGCCAAGGCGCTCATCGGGGAGATCTTCGACGCGAACATGGTGGGCATTATCTTCATCGGGACGCCTGCGCAGATCGCGGTGCCGCAGAAGGGGTTGCTGTTGCCCGGTTCTGTGATGTTGGGGCGGGCTTGAACATGTCTCGTGTTAAATTCTGCACAAGATTTGTCTATGAACGAATGGGAATTTGGAATCACAGGACCATTCCACCCGTTTTTACTATGAAGCCGGTCAAATACCGGGATGAGCATCGATGGGATTGCGATGGAAGTTGCGATCCAACTGAAATCGAACGCCCTATTTCGGAATTCCCTGGGCCGCCGCAGCCAATGGGGAAAATATCTTTCCCAATAGAGTTCCCGAAAGCCTTCGCCGATCTGAAATTCGACGGTTCTGATATTCTTGAGTTTGACCAAAGCGGCCCCGATTCCGGGACGATCATATGGCTGTACCGCGCCGCCTGTCGGAAGATCAGGCAATATGAGCCTAAGGAACGGGTGTGATGGAAGGTCTGCGCATCATTGAGATGATCGTTGAAGCGACAGGGCTCCCAGGATTTTTGGTTGCTTGGGAGAACGAGAACGGAGACCGAACATATATGGATCGCGGCCCAGGCGAAGGTAGTCCGAGTTTTAAATCCTGGCCGCATAGTCTCTGGGGCTACTTCGCAACCAAAGCGGATGCTGAAAAAGCAATCAACGATGCAGGATTGGCGGACAGGGTTTTGCCATCAGATATGAAGGCCTAGACCTTGCCCCAAAACTCAGACGATCAACCGCCAAAGCCAGGAACCAAGCACGCAGCCGCGTTTTGGTTCAAACAGCTCGACGCAGCCGATAAGCGCGAGGAAGCCTGGCGGAAGCAGGGAACCGAGGTGCAGTGCCGCTACCTCGATGATCGCAAGGGGTATCTGGACGGCGAGGTTTACGAGCGGCGCGTCAACATCCTCTGGTCCAATACCGAGCTGCAGAAGGGCTCGCTGTTCGCCAATCTCGGCAATCCCGACGTGCGCCGCGCCTTCCCCAAGCCCGGCCGCGACAACAAGATTGCCCGCACATGCGGCCTCGTGCTGGAGCGCGCCCTCACCGCATGCAACAACCGCTACAGCCCCAAGGCGCAGATCAAGGACGCGGTTGAGGATCAGCTATTGCCGGGGCGCGGCATCTGCTGGCTGGAATATGAGGCAACGGTTGAAGCCTATGATGAGCCGGAGGCGCCTTCCGAAACGCCGGCATCTGAAGCCGCAGAGCCCGGCGAGCCGCCGCAGGCCGCAACACAATCCGAGCGCATCAAATATCAGGACTCGCGCTTTTGCCACGTCGAGTGGAAGGATTTTCGGCACGGCTCGGCGAAGAAATGGGACGATGTGCCCTGGGTCGCGCGGCTAAAACTCTACACCAAGGAGGACGTGAAGAAGCTCTGGCCGGACATGGCCGACAAGGTCAAATGCGACTATGTGGTGGAGGAGCAGAAAACCACAGGCCTGATGGGTGACAAAGACCAGGATTTCCGCCGCGCTAAAATCTGGGAGATCTGGTACAAGCCCAAGAAAATCCGCGTCTATGTCGCCGAGGGCTGCGACGAGGAGCTGTCGCGCGAGCCTGACCCCTATCACCTGGAGGGCTTCTTTCCCTGCCCCATGCCGCTCTATGCGGTCAAGACCGCCTCCAGCCTCACGCCGAAATCTGAATTCCTGCAATACAAAGACCAGGCAGACGAGTTGGACCGGGTCAACACGCGCATCTGGCGTTTGCTGGAGAAGTTGCGCTATTGCGGCGTCTATGATGCATCCGGCGAAGACAGCGACGCGCTGACGGATATCGGCAATCTAGAAGACGGT